CTAATGTGTCTTCGCAACATTCTAATACAATCATTTTAACTGGAAATTTTGAAATAGTACAATTAATATTGTCACATAGTGAATTTGAATCTGAGCTATCTGTTCCACTACCACTTTCAGAGCCACTACTTGTGTTATTGCTATTTGTTGAACTTGTTTTATTGCTAGCACTTGAAGACCCTGTATTAGACGAACGCGAAGAACAAGTTAGTCCAGACTTACTTGTTTCATTAACACTTGTATTAATATTACTTGATTTATGAGACTGTTTTTCTATAATATTAAGATTTTCATATGTCAAACTACAGCTATTAGTTAGTGTGTCATCATAATTCGTTAGCTCATTCACAGTTTCATTTATGCTTGTTTCATTTATGCTTGTTTCATTTATGCTTGTTTCATTTATGCTTACATTCACACTAGTGCTTGTTTCATTTATGCTTGTACCGTCGTTTTTACAAATAGGTTGCTCATTAGAAATAATACATAAATCCAAATCTTCAATTGATAATGGATTACTAATATTTAATAATAATGTTTTTTTGTTTTTTTTTGTATTGTTGAAAAAATAATTGACTTTGTCATTATCTTCTAAAAAGAAGAGACTATTTCTATGATTATGAAAATGATCTGATTCAGCTAAATATTCTATGTCTTCCGATACATCCAATTTATATTTGTTTTTTATTCCTAAAAATCCACCATAATAATTTATTCCATTATAAAAATTATAGTCGTTTAGTAGGCAACTTGATAAAAAGGAAAAAAATCCATCAATATATGCTGAATTATTTGGATCAGCAAGTTTCTTATATTGACTATTATAGTCTATATTAGTACTAGATGAATTAGTTGTATCACTAAATTTGGGTAGTTCTAATATATTGTAACTATTATCGTATTTACCAAGCATATATTTGACTGGATCAACTAATGGGCTGAATTTCACATAAATTTTTTTAGTATGTTTATTATTGCTATTATCTAAAACTGTTCCTACAAATTTATTATAGCTCTCTTTTTCCAAAATAGAGTCAAGTTGTAATTTATTGTTTAAATTAATTGAATTATAATTAGTGCTATTTAAATTAAAATATTGTTCATATAATGGAATATAATTTTGAGCTTTTTCTAAATCAAAAAACTCTTCTTTGTTAATTGCCTCAAAAAGCTCCTTGTTATTATTTTTTCTATAGTTTAACTCCATTTAATTTATTAATTATAATAATTTTTTTAATATATAACACAATAGTTTAATATATAATACAATAGTTTAATATATAATACAATAGTTTAATATAAAGTGTTTAAATATATAGTGTTTAAATATTTGTATTAAGTTTAAATATAAGTATATTTAATATACTTATTAAATAAGTAGTTAGCAATGACATTAGAATTGAAAAAATTTGATATAAAATCCATTAGTTTTAGGCCAGATGAAAATAAAGGGCCAGTAATAGTGTTAATAGGGCGGCGCGACACAGGTAAATCTTATTTGGTTCGCGATTTACTTTATTATCATCAAGATATTCCAATTGGAACTGTTATTAGTGGAACAGAAGCTGGAAACGGATTTTATGCCGAACATGTTCCTAAACTATTTATTCACGATGAATATAATACAGCTATTGTTGAAAACATTTTAAAGCGGCAAAAAACGGTGATGAAACAAATAAGAAAAGAAGTAGAGGTTTATAAAAAATCTAATATAGACCCTCGAGCCTTTGTAATTTTGGATGACTGTTTGTTTGATGCAACTTGGACTAAAGATAAAATGATGAGATTGTTATTTATGAATGGGCGTCATTGGAAGATCATGTTGGTCATCACTATGCAATATCCTTTAGGTATTCCCCCCAATTTGCGCACAAATATTGATTACGTTTTTATATTGCGCGAGCCATACATAGCAAATAGGCGGCGTATATATGAGAATTATGCTGGTATGTTTCCTACATTTGAGAGTTTTTGTCAAGTTATGGATCAGTGCACTGAAAATTATGAATGTTTAGTAATTAACAATAATGCAAAATCAAATAAGTTGCACGACCAAATTTTTTGGTATAAAGCAGACCATCATAAAACGTTTAAATTAGGGTCAAAAGAGTTTTGGGAAATTAGTAAAAATTTAGACTCTGATAATGAAGAAGAAATGTATGACCCAAACATAAGAGACAAGAAAAAAGGTCCCAAAATTAATGTGCGTAAAACTAAATGGTAATGTGTTTTTATTTAGTTTTTAGTTTTTTTGTTTTTAAATTGTTTTTTAGTTTTTAGTTTTTTACTTTTTTAGTTTTAATTAATTTATTATTATATATAAATGTCTGATAGAGGAGCTAGGAGAGTTAGACTCGGACTCCATGGTAACCGTAACCGTCCAATTCCGGTTACTATGGATAGAATGGATAGAATGGATAGAATATATAATATAACTAGAGGAAATGAGCTTACACAATCAGAAATTAGAAGTTTTGAAGAAACTATCGAGCAATTAAGGCATGATCTTATTAATTCAAATAATGAAAATCGTGGTCTTAGAGAGCGAGTTGTGGAAGCCGAGACCATTGTGTCCAACATAAGAATGGCTTCTGAATCATCTCATAATGATAATCCATATAGAGAAACAAAGAACATAGACAAGACTACTTTAAAATCTCTTAAAACAGAGCTTGCTAATTTTTGTCTTTTCTATAAATTAAAAATTGACTTTCCAAATGAATTTTTATGTCCTATTACCGGCGAGATTATGGTTGAACCAGTTACAACCTCTGGAGGACATACATATGATTGGAGTGCTATTTCAAGTTGGTTTAGAAGAGGAAAAAATACAGACCCCAAAACACGTTTGGAATTAAATAATAACATATTGTATCCAAACCATGCACTTCGCTCAGCAATCCGCAATTTTGTTCCTACTTGTAAGCTTATTATAACAGAGCTTCATAAAAACGAAGTTCCTAATAAAACACAAGGGTCTATAAGAATGCGTTCCGCACCGGCAGTGTTAGTTAGCAAAACCAGAACAAAATCCAAAGTTAAAGCCCTCTCCAAATCTAGAAAATCATCTACAGCTAAAGCCATAGCTACAGAAGCAGCGCCATCTACATCAACTTATGGCCCCAGTTTCCGTCAACAACTTGATTAGCGATGAAAAAATCAAAAAAATAGATTCAAGAAAATAATGATTACATTTTGTTTATTACGTTACAATGCACTAAATATTAAAAATACACATATTTATATATATATTAATATGTGGGCGACCTACGATTATACTAACTTTCCAACTGTTTATGTAACTATTAGTGGTTCAATTGAGAGTCCGCGTGATTTTACACATTTTATAGAACAATGGTTGCAATTATTTAATAATGGTTCAATGTTCAATTTATATTTCAATACTGTTAATTGTGGTTACATAAATATAAAATATGCTATTTTAATGGCTCATAAGATTAGACAATTTAAAAAAAACAAATATACTAATTTACAATTTAGCAAAATAGAAGTAGCAAATAAATGTATATTAATTTTATTGCGTCTAATTTTTTATATAGAAGCACCAATTGCTCCTGTTGAAGTATATTATGAAAAAAATAACATAATTAGCAGCGAACATTTTTATCCACATTAAACATATTTTAATTTTAACTATAATTAAAATATTTTATTATATATATATAATGAGTTATAGAGAAGAAGACAAAGAATACTTATTAAAAATAATAAAAGCAGTAAATATAATTGAAACGCATATAATAACTAACCCTAAGATTAAAGAATTTATATTGTCTATAGCAAATGATGATATAATAACAAAACTAGATACAATACAAAATGCGGAGTCACAAAATTATATAGCAAGAACTAAATCGGAAGAGACTACTATATTTAACAGATTATCTAGTTTAGTAAATGCTATAATTTATATTACATATTTGCTATATTTACTTACAGATTTTTATGAATATACAGAATATGCAAAAGGCAAAGATGACATAATATTTAATAATGTAAATGTTAGCCAAATTAAAGATATTGTTCCGACATTATTAACCAATAAAGTACAAATAATAGCCGAATTGTATGATGCTTACAACTCAAAATCTAAATCAAAAAAAGAATATATAAAGTTTTATAATAAATTCTTTGATATAAACAAAGTTACTAATGAATTTAAAAGTTTTAATAATCCTATGGCTGCTGGTCCTAAAACTAGCAAACATAGAAGATATAAGCGAAGCGCTAAGCGAGGCACTAAGCGAGGCACTAAGCGAGGCTATAAGCGAAGCTATAAGCGACGCCAATAATAGATTACTTCATAATAATATTATTAAGTATATAATTTTATATATATTTTAAATATTTAATATATATATAATGAGCCGGCGTTTAAGAACAACGCTAAAATCATTAACAAGAAGAAATAACGCACTAAGTATAAGAGCAGTTCCTGCGCCAATAACAACTCTTAGTACATGGATATTTATACACCCTAGAGAACGGCGTCCTTATTATTACAATATTAAGACACGAAGTATTTCATATGCTGTACCCATCAATGCTGTTATTATAGATAGCACTAGGGAACTTGGAAAGATGGTTGCATATGATGCGGCATCAAGGGCACGTTATCTTGCACGTGAGCGTCGTCAAGCTGAAATAGAAGCACAGTTTGCTCA